GCGGACTCAGGCGCAGTCATTGAGTTTGACGTATCGAACAGACTGCAAGTAGTCAAAGAGGTAATTGAAGAAGCGTCACACAAGGTTCTTGTCTTCGTGCCTTTTCGCCACACTATTGACTTGCTCCATGATTATCTTACACAAAACGGGATTCGAACTGAGATTATATGTGGTGATGTACCTGTAAGTAAACGCACAGATATTTTCAATCGGTTTCAGATACAACCCGAACCAAACGTATTGATAATCCAACCACAGTCGGCAGCACACGGGGTCACCCTTACAGCCGCAAACGTAGTTGTTTGGTATTCCCCTGTAACTTCCATCGAGACATACCTGCAAGCAAACGCACGTATCAACCGCAAGGGACAGAAAAACTCCATGACGGTGGTGCATATCCAAGGAAGTATGGTGGAACGCGACCTGTACAAGATGCTGAGCCGCAAACTGACAACTCATCAAAGCCTCGTGGACCTCTACAAAAATTCGCTGGACACTTGACACAGTAAAATAACTGCTCTACTATCCACACATCGGGCGCAGACCCGAGTTCTGAGACCAACCAAGAGAGGTTATTTATGTCTGATGTAATTAATACTGACGACCTCGTTGCTGCATACGTGGCAATTCGAGACCAGAAGCAAGACATCAAGCGGCAGATGGAACTCCAAGTCAAGGAGTTGGATGAGCAACTGGAGGAAATCTCCAAGGCGCTTCTGGAAATCTGTGAGAGCAATCAAGCAGAAAGCATCCGCACTGCACACGGGACAATTAGCCGCACCGTGAAAACCGACTACTGGACTAGCGACTGGGACTCGATGTATCGCTTCATTCGAGACCATGATGCTTTCAATCTGCTGCACAAGCGGATTAATCAAACGTCGATGAAACAATTTCTGGAGGAGAATCCCGACATCCATCCAGAAGGACTCAATGTCAATCGGGAATATGAAGTCCGTGTAACTCGCGCACGTAACTCTTAAGAGGTAACCAAAATGTCAAACGTAACCCTGTTCAAGAAGTCGGCTATTCCGGAACACCTGCGCAACATCGGTGTTAACGACCTCACCAAGGCGCTTGCCCCCAGTATCAACAATAGCCCCTTGAAGCGTATCTCCATCCGTGGTCGTGTGTTCCGTCTGGTTGTCAATGGCGAAGAGATGACCAAGAACGAGAGCAACAGCATGGAAGTTGTTATCGTCAATGCCTCCAAGGATATTTCACGGAGTTTCTATGCAGGGGCCTACGACCCGAAAGCCGAAACTACCTCGCCGGATTGCTGGTCGCCGGATGGTATTAAGCCCGACGCTAGCGTCCTCAAGCCGCAGCACAGCAACTGCAAAGACTGCCCGAAGAACATCAAGGGTTCTGGTGCAGGTGGCTCTCGCGCTTGCCGGTATGCTCGTCGTCTGGCGCTGGCACTCCCTAATGATTTGGGAAATGTCTACCAACTTGTCTTGTCCGCAACCTCCATCTTTGGTACGGGCGACCAAGAACACATGCCGTTTAATCAGTACCTGACATACGTTGTCTCGCAAGGGTTCAGTATCAACGCCCTCGTTACCGAGATGAAGTTTGACAGCAACAGCGACACGCCCAAGCTCGTGTTCAGCCCTGTTCGTTTCTTGGACGAGGATGATTACGCTCAGGCTTGCAGCCTTGGTGATACCCAAGAATGTCAGATGGCTATTTCGGCACCGAAGATTCAGCCCAAGACACAAGCCCTTCCGGCACCGACAAAGGCTGCTGAACCGGATGTAACGGAAGATGACGAGGAAGAAGATATTCCTCCGCCGAAGGCTAGAAAGGCGGCTCCCGCTCAACCGGCTATTGAGGCCAAGCCGGAACTCAAGGCCATCCTTAGCAAGTTTGCTTCCAGCAAGTCGCGGGACGTAGACGATGAGTGACACGGACTACCGAGGCTACAGTCAACGGGTTATCGAAGCAAACCAACTCGCTGATTCCAATAGTCTCGGTGTTCGTCTCGGTGCTTTTTGTATCTCCCGGGATATTCCAGTTTTAGATATAGCCGAATACTTTCAAGTATCTAAGGTAACCGTCTACAACTGGTTCACGGGTAAGGTAGAACCACGAAAAGCCCAAGAAGAACGCATCCGAGATGTATTGGAAAAAGCGGGGGTGATGGACTAAAAGAGGCCGCTATGGCTATGCGCGAATTACTGGAGCATGTGCTTGGTACAGATGGCTGGTACTGCATCGCTGGCCTTGCTCCAGATGGGGTCGATAAAAAACCGCAGCGGTTCTTCACTCAATCACTTGATGATGTTGAGCCTATTGCTACGCGTCTTGTTACCGAAGGGTATAACGCGTTCTTTTCCCTTGCCAAATTCAAAGAAGGCAGGGGCGCTAACGCCAAACGTAACTACGACAATGCTCTGAATAACAAGGCGTTTTGGTTAGATATTGACTGTGGTATTGGCAAACCATATGAAACACAACAAGATGGACTTCTCGCACTAACCGGCTTTTGCGAATCCACTAAGTTACCACTTCCAACAATCGTTGATTCTGGTCGTGGTCTTCATGTGTATTGGCCCCTGACTGAAACGATAGAAGTTTCGGACTGGAAGCCTATTGCAGAAGCCCTTACTAAAACATGCAACAAACATAACCTTCAAGCAGATGCTGCTTGTACTACGGATGCAGTTCGTATCCTGCGTATCCCAGAGACTTTGAATTTCAAGGTGGACCCTCCGCTACATGTAACGGTGGCTAACTGGGCAGAACCCGTGACATTAGAGTTCTTCAAAAGTTGTTTAGAAGAGATAAAGTCAGATTTACTTGGGTTCGGTTCTTTTACACCTTCTTCGCGGCCCAATGAGTTGACCATGTCCCTCATGGCTAACAAGCAGTCAGTGTTCACGAAACTTATTGAACGCACTGCTGAAGGAGACGGTTGTGCCCAAATTGAAAACATCATCGTCAATCAAGCAGAAATTGAAGAGCCGTTGTGGAGGGCTGGCCTGTCTATTGCGAATCACTGCGTAGATGGCGCTAGTGCTATCCACCTTATATCTGACCAACACCCTGACTATTCTCCGGAAAGTACGAAAAGAAAAGCAGCCTCAATCGCTGGGCCATACACTTGCTCTAAGTTTGAATCGCTTAATGCTAGTGGGTGTGAGAACTGCAAATACCGTGGGCGTATTAAGTCACCAATTGTTCTCGGCAACGAGACTATGGCGGCAGGGGAAAAAGACATCGTTGAACAGGAGTCTGATGGGTCTCTAAGGAAGTACGAGATTCCAGACCTTCCTTCTCCCTACTTTGCCGGTAAATTCAAAGGCGTCTACAAGAATGTCACGGATGGTGACCCTATCCTTGTTTATGAAAACTATTTGTTCGTAATCAAACGGTTGCACGACAAAGACGGAGATGGCGAGTGCATACATATGCGTTTGCACCTGCCTGTGGATGGGGCCAGAGAATTCACGATAGTTGCGGCTGACATCGGGTCAAAAGAAGAACTGCGAAAGATTCTCGCGCATCACGGTGTGGTGTGTGGCGGTGACCAGATGAAGTTAATTATGGCCTATATCATTGATATTGTTAAAGATTTACAAACACGAAAGGAAGCAGAATCCATGCGCAATCAATTTGGTTGGGCTGATGACGACACCAAAATTATTATTGGTACAAAAGAAATCAGTGCCACAGAAATTAAATACAGTCCTCCTTCAGCGGCTACCAAGGCTTTGGCTGAGTGGATGGAACCCAAGGGCACTCTGGAGAAGTGGAAGCAGTGCGCCAACGTCTACAACATGGTCGGATTTGAAGCACAGGCTTTCGGCTTTTTAACCGGTTTCGGTGCGCCTCTCATGAAGTTTATGGGCATGCGTGGTTCCTTGATTAACCTAATTAACAAAGAGTCAGGCACGGGTAAGTCAACCGTTCTTAAATTGTGCAACAGCATCCTTGGCCACCCCGAAGAACTGATGTCACAATGGAAGGACACTTATAACCATAAAATTCACCGGCTTGGCTTGCTTAACAACTTCGCCTACACGTGTGACGAAGTCACCAAAATGACTGGAGATGAATTTTCGGATTTGTCTTATAGCGTCACGCAAGGGCACAACAAAGGTCGGATGCAATCCCAAACTAATGCGGAACGCCCAAACAAGACCACGTGGGCAACCATTGGTTTGACTAGTTCGAATGCTTCGTTCTATGACAAAATGCGTGCTTTAAAGGCAACGCCAGATGGCGAGATGATGCGCCTTATCGAGTATACGGTTAACCGCACCTCGAATCTGTCCAAGCAGGAAGCTGATGAAATCTTCCAAATTATGTATGAGAACTACGGCCACGCAGGTCCTATCTATCTTGAATATATTGTGAAAAATAAGGACTTAGTCATCGACACGCTTCGCACTGTGCAAAAGAAGATTGATGCACTTGTGGGGTTGGAAAGCCGAGAGCGTTTCTACTCCGCTACCGCCGCTGCTAATATCACTGGTGGCCTTATCGCCAAAGAATGTGGCTTGATTGATTACGATATGGCGCGTGTCTTCAATTGGGTTGTCGGTATGCTTCGTGAGTTGAAGGAGAGCATCATTGCACCGACTGAAGACTACAGCGCCAATATCGGTGAGTTCATCAACGAGAATTGGTTTAAGGTGCTGGTTATCAATGACATGGCGGATAACCGCACAGGACTAGACCAGATTCCCCTGATTGAGCCTAAGCAAGAACTCGTTATTCGAATTGAGCCTGACACCAAGAAGACGTACATCTCGGCTAAACATCTGCGGCAGTATTGCAGCAAGCA